GACCTTATCGACTCTCCATATCAATAAGTGTCCCAGATCTGGGACGATTGTCCATTTTTGCGAAAGTTTCCCGATTTTCGTTTGTTTACTTAGTAGATGGCAATAAATTTGCCAAAAAGTAACAAGAACAAATGTTCGAACAAATATTGATTTTTGTCTCCTGAGATAGTATTATATATTCAGGGATTTCGAACAAGTGTTTTTGCAGTTAGGAGGGACTTGCGATGGACGAATTAAATATCTTGTTATCCAAGCTAGATGGTAATGACTACAAAATCATCAAACAGCTTGTTTCGATATTATATAGGTATCTGGAGCGAAGAGGGAGACTTTAGTCTTCCCTTTTCTCATTTAATCCAGATCCTACGCTTTTGAAGTACTCTCGTATAACGGTCTTTGACTTTTCATCCAATTCTTGATACTTCTTCATCATTTCTATAATCATATCGTAAAAAGGATTTCCATGTCCGTCATATTCCAGTAAATCTTCTACATAATAGCCTATTTCATCTGATGGCTGCTTGAACATTTCGCCATTTCCGTATAACAGCCATTCTTCATTCACTCCATATTCTCTACATATAGCTTTAGCCATTTGATCTGTTATTGTTCGTTCTTCTTTCTCTATTCTAGAGATTGCAGTTTTTGTCACTCCAAGTGGTTCACCAAATTTCTCAAGAGTCAAATTTAACTGCTTTCTTAGATCAAAGACTCTTTTCCCATAAGACATTTATTCACCGCCTTTCTGATTACATTATATATCAGTAAAAAATCAAAGTCAAGAAAAAAGTTACCAAAGGCAACAAAAAAGTGTTGACAAAGTTACCAATGGTCAGTATAATGTAACCATAGACAACAAAACAACACCACAAACCGAAAGCGAGGAAATGGAAAATAACAAGAGCGGAAAGAGAAACAATGAGAGCATATAAGAAAGACTTAATCGAACAGGGAATTGACAAAGAAGTAGCCGAAGTGATGGCAAAGACATTTGTTGAATATCAAATTATTAAACCTGTAGTAAACAGTTACAAATAATAATAACGCTGACCTATCGGCTGGACGGGGAGAAAGAGGAAGATATGTCAAGGACGGAAGTAGTAAAAGGTAATGTATGTGTTGGATTCTTTGGAGATAACGCCAAAGAAATACAGATGCTGGGCGAATTTATGATAGGCAAGAAAATAATTGAAAGAACTGTGAAATATGAAAATGGATGCAGATGCATAACTGTAATTATCGAATAAGCCGGACACGTTCTGGCTCTGTAATGCAGGCAGGCGGCAGGAATCAAAAAGATGACCGCCTAGACCGTTCCAACCCGGTATGAATGCAGAGGACAGAATATAAGGAAGGAGTGATAAGGATGATTGTGGAGAAGAAGAAACTTGAATCTCTGGAAATCGACATCGAGAAAAGAATTTTCAAACTAAATGGAAAGGAAATGAAAGGAATTTCAAGGCTTGATATCGACTATGATAACGGAAGTTGGACACTGTTTGTAACTAAAGATGTAGTTTACTCGCAAGCAGTGTCCGATGAGATTACTTAATTAAGGAAATGTATCCCAAAACTTCCTTTACGCTGTTTTTGAATCGGTTTTCCATGTAGATAATTCCTTTGTCAGATAATTTGAATCCACCATCCGTGTATAAGCGAATCATATTGTTTCGCGACAGTTCACAAATGGATGAATGCATATCATCTGCATTGAATTCCTGCAAGAAGTCGGATTGCAATGCCTCTGGACATTCGAAATTTATAGAATAGTCTTTTGAAAAACCGCATTTTTTACGATTCAAATATTCTTTATACACGAGGCGTAACAATTTATCAGTATCCTTTGTTAGTTCCATAGTTGCATCTCCTTCCTTGTTTACTTGGCATTGGCAGATGCCTGTAAATAAATTATAGGAGAGTTGGAAACAAATGACAATAAAGATTCAAAAAGAAAGCAATCCCGCCACGGAGGTCACGATGGCAATAAAAAATAGGAGGTAAAAGGTATTGAACGAATTACAACAGAAATTAGACAGCCGGGAAGTGGCTGAGATGGTGGGGAAAGCCCACAATGACTTGATGAAAGATATTCGTAGATATTGCGAACAACTTTCACTGGGTAAAATTCCCCAGTCAGATTTTTTCGCAGAATCAACTTATGTAAATGGTAGGGGAAAAGAATATCCGTGCTATCTGATTACGAAAGAAGGCTGCGAATTTATCGCCCACAAACTCACCGGAGTCAAAGGAACAGAGTTCACGGCAAAATACATCAAACGGTTTCATCAGATGGAAAATATCATCAAAGAGCACGTTCCACAGGGAAAAGAACTCCTTGCACTGGCAGTTTTAGAAGCGCAGAAGACCATTGAAGAGCAGACAGCACAGATCGAGGAAATGAAGCCGCACGCAGTACTTGGACAAGCTATCACAACGGCGAATACATCGATTCTTGTCGGAGACTTAGCAAAAAATCTTACGTCAGAACGGTGTAGATATCGGAGCGCAGAGATTATTTGTCTGGATGAGAGAAAACGGTTATCTGATTAAAAGAAAAGGTACAGACTGGAATCTGCCAACACAGAGAAGTATGGATATGGGACTGTTTGAAATCAAAGAATCCGTGCATATTGATGGAAATGGATGCAACAAGATCAACCGAACTCCAAAAGTTACAGGTAAAGGGCAACAGTACTTTGTGAACAAGTTTTTAAACGCAGCATAAGGAGGTACACATGAGCGAAAAAGACAGAAAAGAGATTGCAGAAATGGTGAAAAAAGCGAAATATCTGGCAGAAAATGACCCGCAGGGATTTATGCTTGCAAAAAATAGCATGGATATTTTGAAAGCAAGATCAGATATGGATGCGGTGGAAGAAAAGGAGGAAAAAGAGAATGTTTAGCACTGTAAAAATAGAAAACGGGATAATTTTAGACGGCAAGAAACTTAACTGCGTGAAATCATACAAATTAGAACAGAAAGAGGGAGAATGCGTTGCTGATCTTACAGTAAATATGGATGTCCATGTTTTTGACGGCATCATTAAGACACCAGGTATTGTAGCCGGCAGCATTAAAACTGAAAAACTTTCTGGTCTTCTGCTTACCGACCTATTGAAAGTGATTGAAAGCAACACAGCATTGATGGTGAGTTACACAGAGGACGAGGTTTTGAAAACAACGCTTTTTTATCAAGGCGGCATTGAGTCGGAAAGCGAGAAATGGCGCGGGAAAATTGTGAAAACAGTAACAGCAAAAGGCAATATCTTGGAAGTTGAATTGGAGGATTGATAACGTGCCAAGAACAGCAGTTGGAGAAAACGAAATAAAAAACCGGGTTTTGCGTGGCAGTATTGACAATGCGAAAAGGTTAAAGGATATAGGGATGGATGATCTTTCGGCTCTTACAGGCATACCAGAAAGCACCCTGTACGCCAAAATACGTGAACCGGATAAATTTAACTTACGGGAATTAAGGCTGATATGCAAGGCGTTGAGAATCCCTGAAGAAGAGAAACAGAGACTTGGCGGCTTGATATTGTAATTGCTATGAAGAGAGGACAAGTTATGAAAGTTAAAGGAACTTACCATTGCCAGACTACTCAACATCCAAACGCTTTGAATAGCTGGGACATCCGATCAGTCTCTGTAGAACTGCCGGAAGAAGAGGACAAGCACTGCTGGCGCAAGGTCGCAGCATCCGTGATCGGGTTTGTGCTGGCGTTGATCGGATGGTGGTTGATATTTGGGTATTAAAAATGAGTGCTGTCACAGGGCGGCAACCCTCGAGCACTCAAGAAATTAGATCAGTTAAATTGTAGACGAAAAGGAGGAGTTTGTAAATGAAAATTACGAAAATTAAGATCAAAAATCTTTATGGAATTACAGAATACGAAGGGGACGGAAAGAGCGTAGAGCTTTCTGGAACAAATGGAGCAGGAAAATCTTCCGTGATTGATGCAATTCGGTATGCTCTTACAAATAAGTCAAACCGGAAATATATTGTCAGAAACGGGGAAACAGAGGGCGAAATTCTGATTGAAACAGATAACGGATTGAGAATCAATCGGAAGGCAAGAACGAATCAAGCGGATTACAAGAGCGTGAAGCAGAACGGTCATGAGGTGGGGAGTCCGGAAACATTTTTGAAAGATATTTTTACTCCACTGCAGCTGTCACCAGTTGAATTTATGGAGAAATCCGAAAAAGAGCAGAATGCAATTTTGCTTGATATGATCCAGTACGACTGGTCATTGCAGACAATTCGTGAATGGTTTGGTGAAATTCCAGATTGGGTATCTTACGATCAGAATATTTTACAAGTTTTGAATGATATACAGTCGGAAAACGGCATGTATTACAGGAATCGGCAGGATGTGAATAGAGATATTCGGAATAAAAAATCATTTGTTGAGGATATCGCAGATACTATCCCGTCTGGATACGATGCAGAAAAATGGGAAAATGAAAATCTTGGACAGCTGTATCAGGAAATCGAGCGCATCAGAAAAGAAAATGAACAGATTGAGAAAGCAAAGAGATTTATTGAGCAGAGGGACAACAAAGTCCGATCATTTGAAGCGGATAAAGAGATTAAATTATCCGCATTGGAAAGGTCGTTTACTGCAGAGCGCGAACGCCTTTTGAAAGAAAATGAAAGGCTGCAGGCTCAGTTGAGAGAAAATCAAACAATGCTTGCTGGTATGGAAGAGAGAAAAGCGGACAAAGCAGAAGTGATCGTAAAAGAATATGAAGCGAATGTTGCGAAATATGACAGCTCTGTAGAAGAGTATAAAGAATTGTCAGAAAAAGAAGTGCAGGATTATTCGGAATTGCAGAATCAGGCATCTTATGCGGAAGAGATGAAATCCCACTTGAATGAATATCGGCGAATGGTTGATCTACAGAACGAAGTGGAGCGATTAAAAGCGGAATCCGAAGAATTTACGAAGAAAATCGAAAAGGCACGGTCTCTTCCTGGGGAAATTTTAGAAACTGCAACTATTCCAATTTCTGGTCTTACGGTTGTAAATGGAGTTCCACTGATTCACGGACTACCGATCAGCAATCTATCAGACGGAGAAAAACTTGATCTGTGTATCGACGTGGCGATTCAGAAGCCTAATGGACTGCAGATCATCCTGATTGATGGAGTGGAGAAAATGTCTACAAAAATGCGGACAGACCTGTATCAGAAGTGCAAAGATAAAGGATTACAGTTTATTGCAACAAGGACAACAGATGAAGAAGATCTGACAGTGATTGAATTATAAGGAGAATCGATATGGAAGAAATGATTGTAAAAGAGGAAAAACACGAATTGAGTCCATTTGCGGACAGCCAGAGTTTTCAGAAAATTTTTGATATTGGAAAAATGTTTGCTACATCGCAACTGGTGCCACAGAATTACCAAGGCAAGCCGATGGATTGCACGATTGCAGTAGATATGGCGAATCGGATGGGGGTATCCCCTATGATGGTCATGCAGAACCTGTATGTTGTAAAAGGTAAGCCTACATGGAGTGGACAGGCTTGTATGAGTATGATCCGGGCGAATACAGAATTTAAAAACGTTCGTCCGGTGTACGATGGAACACCTCATACAGATAATTGGGGGTGTAGAATTGAAGCAGAATATAAAGATAGTGGAGAGAAAATCAAAGGAACTACAGTGACGATCGAAATGGCTAAAAAAGAGGGATGGTATGAAAAAACAGGAAGTAAATGGAAAACCATGCCGGAGCAGATGCTTGCATATCGTGCGGCTGCGTTCTTTGCACGGGTATATACTCCAAATTCTCTTATGGGTGTTTATGTCGAGGGTGAAGCAGAGGACATATCCAAAAGCGATACGAGAGTAGCAGAAAACCCGTTTGATTTCGAAGCAGCGGTGCAAGAAGCAGAGGAGGTATTCGAATGATTTTAACACAGGAAAATTATTACAGTAAAGAAGCGAATCAGGAGTATCTCAGCGTCTCGCAGTATAAGGATTTCTGCGGAACAATCGGACGTGTTGGGTGTGAGGAACAGGCACTTGCAAAGCTGAATGGTTACTGGGAGATGGAGAAAACAACAGCACTTCTGATTGGCTCTTATGTGGATTCTCATTTTGAGGGGACGCTTGATTTGTTTAAGGCTCATAACCCAGAAATATTTACAAAAAAAGGAGAGCTAAAGGCAGAATACCGGAAAGCGGAAGAAATCATAAATCGAATCGAAAGAGACCCTTTATTTATGATGTTTATGAGTGGAGAAAAGCAGAAAATCTTTACAGCTGATCTGTTTGGAGCAAAATGGAAAGTGAAGCTTGACAGCTATTTGCCCGGCAAATGCATTGTTGATCTAAAAGTGATGAAATCCCTGAGAGAAGCGCATTATGCGAAAGACATGGGACTGATGGACTTTGTGAGGTTTTGGGGCTATGACATACAGGCTGCCGTATACCAAGAGGTCGTGAGAATCAATACAGGGGAGCGACTGCCGTTTTATATTGCTGCAGCTAGTAAAGAAAAAGAGCCGGATATTGAGATTATCCAGATCCCGCAGGAATGGATGAATGATTGTCTGTCTGGAATGGAAATGAATGTATCAAAGATTCTCTCTCTGAAAAACGGAGAGATTGACCCGATACGATGCGAAGTTTGCGACTGGTGCAAGCATACCAAGATATTAAAATCACCGATCTGGCCAGATAATTTGATAGGAGAAGTGTAAATGAAAAAATCGGACACGATAGTAACAGAATACGTTGAGTTCTGCTTGATCTGCGGAAAACCATACAACATCCATGGACATCATTTAATTTGTGGAAGAGGGAGAAGGCAGAACGGAACAAAGGACAAGTTGATTCTTCCGGTGTGCAGTAATTGTCACGGGAAAATACACGAAAATAGTGTAAGCATGGCATTGTCTAAGATGGTAGGACAGGCAATCTATGAGCAGAACCATACACGAGAGGAATTTAGGGAACGATATGGACAATCATATTTTTGAAATCAGAGGGAAATTTTACAAAGGACATTGCTTCCCCGGTCTGAATGATTACATACATGAGATCGGGAAGAACCCGAAAGCAGGAAATCGAATGAAGCAACAGTATCAGATGATAGCCTGTAACGCCGTCAGGCTTGGCTTAAAGCGTTTTAAAACAGATAAGCCTATCATTCTGCACTATACGTTTAAAGAGCCTAAAAAAGGCAATAAACGGGACAGAATGAACGTTTTCAGTTTTGCGGACAAGGTGATTGAGGACGCATTGCAGAAATGCGATGTGATTGTTAATGATGATCCGGCTCATGTCGTGAATACAACGCATGAGTTTGAGTATACAAGCGGAATCCCGTCAATCATTGTCCGAATCGAAGAGGTAATGAGGTAGAGAGCCTTGTTATAAATTGCAACCCGTTCATGTTCAGGTACGTCACACTACGCTGAATACATATCCCGGGAGAAATCCCGGGAGGAAAGGAGTAAAAGACTCTAGGGACTATGGCTAAAAAGTATTACTGGCTAAAACTGAAAAACAACTTTTTTAGTCAGCCAAAAATAAAAAAACTCAGGAAAATAGCCGGTGGAGATACTTACACGATCATATATCTGAAAATGCAACTTTACAGTCTGGAAGATGATGGAAAGTTATATTTTGACGGCATCGAAGAGAATTTTGTAGAGGAAATGGCATTGAAGATAGATGAAGACCCGGGAAATGTAGGCGTTACAATTCAATTTTTGATTGCGCAAGGACTTATGATTTTATGTGATGATAATGAGTATTTAATGACGGAAACGCAAGAATCAATAGGGTCAGAAAGTGACTCAGCACAACGAGTTAGAGCGCATCGTGAGCGAAAAGCGTTACATTGTAACGATACAGTAACATTGTGTAACACAGAGAAAGAGAAAGAGATAGAGATAGAGAATAGAGTAAGAGATAAGACTGATAGCAAAATAAGCTATCAGCTGATCGCCGATACATTCAATAAGATCTGTAAGAGTTTCGATAAAGTGGAGAGGATTTCTGATAGTAGGAAAGAAGATATTGATGCAGCCTGCAAGAAATTTGGTTTTGAACAGATCAGAACCGCATTTGCAAAAGCAGAGAACAGTAAATTCCTGAAAGGCGAAGAAAGCAAAGGGGATTACAAATTCAAGGCGAATTTTAACTGGATTATCAAAGAAGAGAATTTAAAAAAGATTCTAGGAGGAAATTTTGATAATGAGCCGGGAAGAGCAGAGAAGCAATCAAAACCGCCAATAAGCAGAAATCTCAACAACTTTGATCGCAGAGAATACGACATGGACTCTCTGGAAGAACAACTACTGAACTCGAATTAAGGAGGAAGAAAATGAAAGAGGAATTATTTAAAATAGCACAGGAGTGTCTCTCTGAGGAAGAAGTAAAGGAAATACTCGAAAAGAAATTTAAGGAATCGATAGAATCGGCAATAGAATCAGCGTTTAGATGGGGAGATGCGGAAAAAGCGCTAAGGAAAAAGATAAACGATGTCATGGTGCCGTACATAGAGAAGTATGATTTTTCGGAATACCTTCCAAAGTTGGATACGGTGCTTACAGAAATCGTAAATTCCGATGCTTGTATCGAGAATAAAAAGATTCTGGAAAATTTTAAGGAATTATCAATCAAGCAGGAAGAAAAAGAAATGAAAGTCACTGATCTGTTTGATGCATGGATTGCAATGTGCGAAAAGAAGATCAGTACAACTGGTCTGGAAGTGGAGTTTGACGATGGACCATACTACGAATCGGTCAGTTGCGAGATGCTAATAGAAGAGCGTAAAAGATCTACTTGGAGCTCCCAGCATAGGGCGGTAATCATTTTTAAAAACGAACATGATGAAGAGTTGAATATGGAAATACCAATATCAAAATGGGATTTTGAAAAAGAGTATACACTTGACAGTTTGGGATGTGTAGACATTAAGTCGTTGAGATACCTTGGGGAATTTGACATGCTGTTGCCGAGATTACAAAGATCGGGAACGAAAATCATCATAAACGAAATGGAAACAGATGGAGAAATATGTCCAGAGGAAGAGCCGGAAGCAAGCTTTAGTTAGGAGGAACTATGGAACCGAAGAAAGTAACGATAAATTACGCTTTGCTCTGTAAGGAACTAGAAAAACAGGGCAAGACGAAAGAAAAATTCTCGGCAGAACTCGGGAGAAGCAAGTCTTTTGTCTGCAATATGGCGAAGAACCCGGAACAGACAGAAGATTTTGAAAGAACCATGTGTTTACTACTTGGACTTGAACCGGGAAGTCTAGTAAAAGAGCCGGAAAAGAAAGGTATGACCGCAGCGCAGGCACTTACAGTCATCCGGGATGAGATTTTAGAGAATCGCAGAATCATGCAAGAGAATTTTGAGAAAATCTGGAACAAGCTGAACACCAACACTATCCAGCTGGAAAAGATTAAGGACAAGGTCAACGAGGTATCTAAGACCGATTATGACAAGGCGGTGGAATGGTTAAAAGATAAAATGGCAGGCGGACGATATGACGGAGCGAAACTGCTCATGGAGTCAGATGCAGCGGGAATCAAACGGTCAGACATCATGAAAGCAAAGGCAGAGCTTGGAGTGAGAATCCAGACTACAGGGTACGGAAAGAATGCGAAAGCATGGTGGAGTTTAAAGGGTGAACAGGCATGAACATGAAAAGATATGGGTTTAAGATTTGCAAGAAAAGACACGGAAACATGGATTTTTACACAAAAGTTAGCTCCAAGCGCAAGAGAAAGAAGAGGGTGAGAGGAAAATGAGTAGACCAGCACATTTTTTGGACAAGTACCGATTCCAGATTGAAGAAATGGTGAAACTTAGATGCACAGACGATCATATCCACAGGGTCTTGCACGACATCCAAAAGGACGTGCAGTTCTTCAAAGAAATTCTTGTTCGGTATATGGATGAGACTGGGATACGGGAACGCAGAGTGGTAAAAGGATGGACGCAGGAGCAAGTTTTTGAATGGGAAGAATACTGTGAAAATCTAAGAGGAAACAAGAAAATCAAAGGAATGTTGATCGTTCCGGGAGATAAAAAGAAAGAAAAGTAGAAAGGAGCCAGCCTCCGGCCGGGGCAAGGGTATACCGGGATTCTAGAAAAAAATGAAAGAGACACCAGAACAAATCATTAGTAAATGTGTGAATAACATAGTCAGAGAGATAGCGAGTTGGAAATACATGCAAGAACATGGATGCAACGATCCGTTCTGGTCAGATGGTTGCAACATGAATCTTACAAGAAATCATATTATAAGCTACAAGTATGATATACGGGGAATATGCGAAGAGAATAATATGCCACTGCCGGAGGGATATTACCTGCCAACGCCGCCGGAAGTTGATAACAACTACATGGCGAACTTAAAACAGAAGGAAAGGGTTAATAGGATACAACAGCAAGGAGTGAAATTCACAAAGAAAAAGGTGGAATATGACTTGGAGCAAATGAGTTTGTTTTAACGGAGGAATGACTAATGCCAAAAACAGAAGAAACATGGATGGGCGGGATCACCACAGAAATGATGGAACATATCTGCGACAACCTGTGTAAGTATCCAGATCAGCTAAATAGAATAGAGTTGGACGATAAATGCGCAGAATGCAAGATGGGGCGGTTTGTGTGCGATATTTTGAACCAGTATAACAAGGTGAATGATTTCGCGGACAGCCAGTGTGCGAAACTGATGTGCGAGATACATGAGCTAAAAGAGCGTGATACGGCGAAGAAGCCGAAAAAATACGGAGTGACAGACAGCCAAGGTGTATTCCATCCATTGGTTGGAGTTGATGGAGTGCCGTATGACTTATGCCCGAATTGTGATAGTAATTTATGTACAACTGGTATGTTCGGAAGAAGCAAAGAAAGAATGAAGTATTGTGAGAAGTGCGGCCAGAGATTAGATTGGAGTGAGTAACATGGGAGAATTAAAGAAATGCCCATTTTGTGGCGGAGAAGCGATTCTGAAAGTCCATTATGGATTTGATGAAAAAGTTATATCAGCTTTCGTGTACTGCAAAGAATGCGGAGTCGCAACGAGAAGATGTGCTTTAGAAACTACTGCTATAGGGAAATGGAACAGGAGAGTGGAAGAATGAGAAAAATCCTTTTTAAAGCAAAGAGAAAAGATAACGGTGAATGGGTAGAAGGATATTACGTTTATTGCAGGAAACGACATTATATTCTTCCGGTACTAAATAAAGCAATTGGCTTTGATGAAAGAGAAGACGAATGGATTGAAGTTGATCCAGACACCCTCTGCCAATATACAGGGCTTGCCGACGAGAACGGCAAGAAGATTTGGGAGAATGATATTGTTAAAACGGATGAATGTACTTTGGATCTCAATAATGGGATTGGCAAAGTGATGTTCTATGAAGGTATATGGTATCTTGATGGAAATATACAGAATTCGTTATATGACTTATATAGAGATGGAGAAATCGAAGTAATCGGAAGTATTTTTGATGATAAAGAGCTGTTGGAGGTGGAGTAATGAACACGCTAGATAAAATCGTACAAGAAATCGAATCCATGAAAAATGATGCCTATGAAATGCTGAAAGAGGAAAGGAAACGACATGGAGCGAGTGAAACAGCGGAGAGCTTAGAGAGCTATCTTTATGGCTTGACCTGTGCAGTAGATATTGTGGAGAAGTATGTGGGTAAGGAGGAATAACATGGACATTTTAATTACAATCGCATTCCTAGCCCTGTATTACATCCTGGGGCTGGGAACAGTGATTGCTTTAAAAACAGGAATCGAAGAGGATGTAGAACTAGAAGGCGCGGATTACCTTCTGGCTGGAGGGTTTCCGATACTGTTATTTGTGGTGTTTTTGGATTGGATCGTGCGAAAGATAGTGAGGTAGAAAGATGAAAAAATTTAATTGGAATGAATTTAAAAATAAAGACAATATGATTGCGGTGCACTGCAAAACAGAGGAAGAAGCGGTAGATTTCTGCAAGCAGATGCACGAACATGGAATGAAATGGTGCACAGGCAAAAGCTACATGGAAAAGACGAATTACGAAGAGTACAAAGGAGAAACGTGCTATACAGGATCCGGAGTGTTCTCACCGTATCGGTACTACATTAGCGAAGGATACGAAATATTGGAATGGGGTGATTACATGCAGAAAGAATTTACAAAAGCGGATTTAAAAGACGGAATGGTAGTGGAATACAGACGTGTTGCTTTAGGTAGGAGACTTGTAGTAAAAGATATGTTGCTAGGGATTGATGGAAGTTATACTCTCAAAAACTACAATGATGATTTAACGAATATAGAAGTAGATTCTGAACTCTCAATCATTAGAGTGTATAAAATTAAATACGCAAAAAGATTTAAACATATTTTGGATGATGATAACCTCGAACTCATCTGGGAGCGCAAAGAGCCAAAGAAAATGACAATCGAAGAAATGAGGAAGAAGTTGGAAGAGTTGACCGGGGAGCAGATTGAGGTGACGGCATGACCAGAGAGACTATGAAGCGCAGAAGGGAGACAGCAGACACCGTGAGAAAGATAGAAGCACACAAGATGGCAACGAGAAAGCCCTGCGAGACCGCTTTAAAACAGGGAGATCATAAAGCCTATGCCTGCGACTTTAAAAGCCGTGAGAGGACGAATAAGGACGTTGCAAAGTACAAGAAGCACACGGTAGAAGACTTTCTGAAAAAGGTTGGAATAGATACGAAAGGGAGTGTGATGGGTGATAACAGAAGCACGCATAAAACGAATACATAAAAATAACATCAGAATGGAACGGCTAGCTGAATTGTATAAAGCACATAAATATGCGGCAATGTCATCCGAAATCAATATGAGCGGTATGCCATCAGGAAAAGGCGGGATAGATGACAGCATGAGTGATATTGATGACAGTGTGGATATTGAGACAGAATATCGCGCGCTATACTTCGAAAACGAGTTACTAATCAAAGAAGCGAGAAAATACATAAACCAGTTGCCAGACAATATTCTACGCATGGTAATGGAATTGAAATATATAAACGGAATGGATGAATACGAAATTTCCGCAGAAGTTGGAGTGCCGTATAAGCAGTGCTGCAACATGTTAAAAGTGCACTGGAACAATGTGTTCTAAATATTCTAAAACTATTGACATATAGTGACTTGACTGGTATACTGAGAGAGTGAAAGAATATAAAAAGGCACTATCACTTATGTGGTGGTGCTTTTTCTTATGCCGTGGTCAGTTGGGACAAGCAGGTTCGATCCCTGCACACGGTTTTGTGATGTGAGTATACAGGCTGCACAGCTGAGGTCTGTTCTGGGAGTGCACACCAGACTTGCATTGCAAATGGTACCAAAAACGCAGATATCCGTAGATCTGCAGTAACAGTTAAAAGAGATTCAGCTTTTACATTCTACATTTAGTGTTCATCAGCGTACCCGATTGCGGATAGGGTAAAGGATGTCAATAAAAGGCATCCTACCGGACATAGCTCAGTCGGTTAGAGCAGCAGCCTTATAAGCTGTGTGTCACGGGTTCGATTCCCGTTGTCCGGATTGTGGACTACTGCAAGTTCCTCTTTCTTATAGATTTTGTGTTGAGTTATTTTGGCTTTTTGTTGTCATTTACATTTTGCAGTAGTCCTAAATATTAAAAAATTATAAATTAGCACTCTTTTGTTGCGAGTGCTAAAATGATATGGTATACTAAGCATATCGATAGCGCTGTTGTTGGAATAGATGTAACAGCCAGATGTATAAGCACCTTTTAAAGTTAATAGAGTTCCGAGAAGTTAAAACGACTTTGCATTGTATTCTGAAATTTTATTATCAAGTAAGGTGCAAGAAAGACGTTTGGCAAAAAGGAATTGTATTAAAATGGAGGACAGACATGACAGATAATGAAAAGAAAGTTTTAAAAGCATTTTATCAGGCTGTATGTGATGAGCCGCGTAAGATGGATAGGGTAACTGGGAGAAAATTAGGAATAGAGCTAGAAGAATTTCGTGAGATAGTAAATAATTTTATAGATCGCGGGTTCCTTCCGAATCATTATTCAGTACATGGCGGAAGGAATAATGAAAAAGGATGGAATAGTCAGGGAAATCAATTGAGTCAAGAAGCGATAGAGATAGCAAAAGAGTTGTAAAAGTTCAGAGGCACTTCGGTGTCTCTTTTTCTATGTATTAAATTAACAGATTGGAAGGTGGTGAGTCCTATGACAGAAAAACAGAAAATATTTGCAGATGAGTACTTGATTGACCTAAATGCCACACGGGCTTACCGCGTTGCATATCCAAGCGTAAAGAAAGATGAAACAGCAGCAGTAAATGGAAGTAAGTTGCTAAGAAATGCTAAGGTTGCAGAATATATTGCTGAAAGAATGGAAGAGCGGCAGAAGCGGACGGAAATCACGCAGGATCGAGTTTTAAATGAACTGGCTGCCATTGCTTTTTCCAAGGCTTCAGACTACGCGAAAGTAGTTGAGAAACAGGCTACAGCAGAAGTAGATGGAAATATTATTCCGCTCGTAGGAGAAGACGGAGAACCGATTCTGTATCGAACCGTAGAATTGGAGCTTACAGATAACCTTACTGAGGAACAGCAGCGAGCCCTCGGAACGATTAAAAAGGGGCGCGATGGATTGGAGCAGAAGCCCTGCGACAAGGTGAAGGCTCTGGAACTTCTCGGCAGACATTTAGGTATGTGGAATGATAAGTTGGATGTATCAGGAGATATGGATATGAAGATTGTAGTAGATTATGGTGATGACGATGAAACAAGTTAATGTAGGATTTAACAGAAATTTCAAAGAGTTCAATGAGTGCAAGAAAAGATACCGACTGGCAAAAGGCTCTGCCGGATCCGGAAAGTCAGTGAACATTGCGCAGAATTTTATCATTAAGCTTGGGGATCCAAAGTATAAAGGAGCAAATCTCTTGTGCGTTCGGAAAGTAGACACAACAAACAAGGATAGTACCTATGCAGAATTGAAGAGTGCAATATACAAAATATATGGGGATAAAGCAGGATTATTCTGGCAGATCAGAAGTAATCCAATGGAGCTGATCTCGAAAGTGACAGGAAATAAAGTGATTTTCCGAGGGATGAAAGATGATGGACAGCGAGAAAAAGTAAAGTCTATCACATTTGATGTCGGAAAATTAACATGGATATGGATTGAAGAAGCAACGGAGCTTTACGAAGCGGATGTCGATATTCTCGATGACCGACTCAGAGGTGACTTGTCATTCAATCCATTTTTGTATTACCAGATTACATTCAGCTTCAATCCGGTGTCAGCAACGCACTGGTTAAAAGCGAAATATTTTGACATAAAAAGTGATGATGTATACACACATCAGTCCACGTACCTGCAGAACCGGTTCATAGACGAAGCATATCACCGGCGTATGATGATGCGTAAAGAACGGGATCCGGACGGATATCGGATTTACGGACTTGGTGAATGGGGAGAGACCGGAGGTCTGATTCTTACAAATTATGTGATTGAGGAATTCGACACATCCCCAGAAAGATTCGATTACATGGTAAATTCACAGGATTTTGGATTCAACCATGCGAACTGTATCGGGGAGGTTGGATTCAAAGATGGAGATATCTACTTATGCCGGGAATTGTATGTATTTGAAAAAGATACATCAGAGATCATACAGATGGCCGAGGGAAAATTCCAGAAGCGAATTACCATGTATTGCGATTCTGCTGAGCCAGACAGGATTAAGATGTGGCAGAAAGCAGGATACAGAGCGCGTCCGGTAAAGAAAGAGCCAAACAGCGTAAAAGCACAGATTGATTACCTAAAACAGCACACCATCTACATTCATCCATCTTGCGTAAACACAATCAAAGAGATTCAGCAGTGGAAATGGAAGAAGGATGAGAAGACAAATACTTTCACAGACGAGCCAGTGAATTTCTTTGATGACGCAATGGCAATGCTTCGGTATTCCATTGAGCAGGAGAGACGAGTGCCAGTGAGACTAAATCGAACGATTCAGGGAGGATTATAGATGATATACAGGATTTCATCGGAAGAAGAACTGACAGATGAGACGCTTGGTCAGTTTATAGAGAGACATCGCGCAGAATGTGTTTTTCGGTATGAGGAACTTCGAAAGGCGTATGAAACAGATTATCCGATTTTTTACGAGCCTAAAAAACCAAGATGGAAGCCGGATAACCGTATTGCAGTAAATTTTGCAAAATATATTGTGGATACCATGAATGGATTTTTTATTGGGAATCCAATCAAGTTGTCTGTGGACGGGAATGAAGATGTTGAGAAATATGTTGAATTTTTGGATCAGTATAATAACCAGGACGATAACAACGCGGAATTGTCAAAAATATGTAGCATATACGGAAAAGGATATGAAATGTATTATGTAGATGATCTTGGCAACATCGGGATTACATATCTTTCTCCGATGGATGCATTTATGGTGTACGATGATTCTGTACTCAGTAAGGAACGTTATTTTGTGAGGCTGTACACGGATGCGGATCAGGTATTACATGGTAGTGTATCAGATCAACAAAAGGTTAAGTGGTTTGTATTAAAAGGGCGTATTGTATGGGAGACAGAAGAAAAGATTCATGGTTTCGATGGTGTTCCGGCAGCAGAATTCGTGGAGAACGCGGAACGGATTGGGATTTTTGAGCCGGTTATGACGATGATAAATGCATATAATAAGACGATCTCCGAAAAAGCGAATGATGTAGATTATTTTGCAGATGCATACCTGAAAATACTTGGGACTCTCCTGGGAAATGACGAAACGGAACATATTAGGGATAACAGGATTATAAACCTTGACGGAGATACAGAGAATGTGATCGTTGAATTTATGAGCAAGCCGGACGGAGATAATACGCAAGAACATCTGATTGACAGACTGGAAAAGTTGATTTTTCAGATCAGCATGGTAGCTAACATTTCGGATGAAAACTTTGGAACTACATCCGGCATCGCCTTAAAGTACAAGTTGCAGGCAATGAGCAATCTGGAAAAAACAAAAGAACGAAAGTTTTCTGCTGGAATGAATCGAAGATACAGATTGATTTTTAGTAATCCTGTATCTGGAATGAAAAAAGATGATTTTGTGTTGATTCATCCACATTTTACGCCAAACTTTCCAGCAAATATCTTGGAAGAGACTCAGATTGCGGGCAATTTGGAAGGAATTGTGTCACAGGATACCCAGCTTAAAACGCTTTCCATCGTAGACAATGTGAAGGAAGAGATGAAAAAAATCGAGGAAGAAAATCAGCAACGAGAAGATGCTGTGATGAATAGCATGTTCGGAGGTGGACCAGGTGAGCAGTCAGGAGTACTGGAAAGAAAGAGAAGCAGAGCAGAAGAAACATAATGTACAGGAAGAAAAGGAGTTTAGGGAACAATTAGATGAAATCTATCAGAATATGATGGATGAGATTGAAAAACAGATCAATGGTTTTTATGTCCGATATGCAAGGAAAGAAGGAATCACTCTTTCAGAAGCGAAGAAAAGAGTTGCGAAATTGGATATTGAATCTTATGCAAGAAAGGCAAAGAAATATGTGAAAGATAAAGAATTTTCTGACAAGGCAAATGCGGAAATGCGTCTTTACAATCTCACAATGAAAGTAAACAGGCTGGAACTTCTGAAAGCTCAGATCGGACTTGAAATGGTAGCCGGATTCGATGAAATAGATAAGCTGTTTGATCAGATTTTGTATGATCGGACAGAAAAGGAGTTGAAGCGTCAGGCTGGCATCCTTGGAAAAACCGTACAAAATAATGCCAAAAAGGCAAGAGTTATTGTCAATGCATCTTTTCGCAATGCGACTTTTTCAGATCGCATCTGGATGTACCAAGATATGTTAAAATCGGAGTTAGCCAAGTTATTGCAAATTGGACTTATCCAAGGGCAAAATCCGAAAAAATTGGCAACACATCTCAGAAAACGATTCGGAGTCAGTCAGAGCAACGCGGAGCGTCTGATGGTAACAGAACTTGCAAGGGTGCAGACAGAAGCGCAGAAACAATCTTTTGAAAAGAACGGGTTTGATGAATATACGTTTCTTGCACTAGGAGATGCCTGTCCAATTTGCAAAGGGCTGGATGAGAAGCAATTTAAAGTTTCCAAAATGATGCCTGGAGCCAACGCCCCTCCGATGCATCCCAGATGTAGGTGCAGCACTGCGGCATATATGGATGATAAGGAGTATCATGAATGGCTGAATGGATATTCTGAGCATGGAATGAACTTTGATGAATGGAAAAACAGTAGAGAGAAAGAAGAAAGTAAAAGGAAGTATAAGTACAAAAATACGGTTGTTGACTCAAATCTCATCAATTCTCCGGAGTACAGAAGACGAGTTGATAAGATATCTAATACAACAAAGGTTAATAGAAATATATGGAAGATTTCGAAAGACATGTTATTCCACAGGTCGGGAACAAAATTTGAAGATTTAGCATATATTGATGGGAAAACCGGAAAATATGAAATCAACAAGGATTATGATGTTGAAAGTCGCGCAAAGCCGAATAAGAAAATGGATGCAATGCTGAAAAATGCGGAACTGTATACCATCATTGGAATACATAATCATCCAGGAAGCAGTGTTCCGAGTATGGGAGATATACTGGCTTGCTTGCAGAGGAAATATAAATGTGGGGTTGTTGTATGTCATGACGGCAAGATTTTTCAGTATTCTGTTGATGAAAAAAGATTTAATAAGATAATTTGCAACTATGCCCTTGAAAGAATGGAAAAAGAAGGATATACTGATTCTGTAGAAAATATGTTTTATGATTCAGGTGTTGAAATGAAGGTGTTATGATGGATAAAGAGAAAGAATATAAGAGAATATGCGAAAAGTTAGGGTGCAGTCCAACAGAAATAGAGATACCGGATTTAAAAACAGAAGATGACGGCTGGGAAAATCCAGTCAGTAAACTCACAGTAGAAGAAATTGATTTTCTTTATGAAAATGGTTATTTGAACCTAAGATAGATACCACTAGTCAGAAAAAGGCTGGTGGTATTTTTATACCAATTTTGGAGGTGATGTGATTTGATTGAAGTAAGAATTCGGCCAGAGCAAATGGAAATTTCTGGTCATGCCGGGTACGCAGAACTAGGGAAAGATATTGTGTGCGCAGGAGTTACAGCGCTTATGCAGACACTGATCCAGTCCATTAAGGACCTAGCAGGTGATGAAATAGAATATAGGGTATCTCCCGGAAGGGCTGAGATAGAATACAGGAATCTATCAGAGAAAGGAAAGACTCTGGTGGATTCCTTTTTCATTGGAGTCAGTATGATTGCTGATGAATTCCCGGAATGTGTTCGGGTGGTGTAACTTGATGTGACCGAAAAGTCGTAAAACTAAGATTCGAGCAATGACCTGGGCTTAATTGAACGGGTTGGGGCAGGAAGGAAACATGAGATGAAACATAAAAAGTTATTGAGTTGTTGGAGAGTACCAATGGCAAAATTACAGATTTTTGCAGAAGGCGACGGAGACGGTGGCGTACACGCAAACGGAGACGGAGTAGGAAATGGGGGATCTGGTGATAAAAATCATCCGTTATCTTTTGATGATTTTTTAAAGCAAGGTGGAAATCAGGCAGAATTTGATAGGCGTGTGCAGAAAGCAACTCAGACTGCGGTAGCAAATGCCCAACAGAAATGGAAAGCGTTGACGGACGATAAAATGTCTGAAGCAGAACGTCTGGCGCAGATGACAAAAGAGGAGAAGGCTGAATACAGGGCAAATAAGCTGGAGAAAGAACTGAGCGATCTGAAACGCCAGAATGCTCTTTCAGATATGGCAAAGACAGCAAGAAAGATGCTGGCAGAGGAAGAAATCAACCTTCCGGATGAATTGCTTTCCCATCTTGTAAGTGAGGATGCTGAAAAAACAAAAGAAGCAGTAGAATCATTTACGAAGTTGTATAAAGCAGCAATACAGGCTGCAGTAAAGGATGCTTTAAAAGGAAATACGCCAAAAGTTGGGACTGGCGGAAAAGGAACAATGACAAAAGATCAGATTCTGGCAATTAAAAATCCATCTGAAAGACAGAAGTTAATTGCAGAAAACATGACATTATTTCAATAAAGGAGAGAAAGAAGATATGCATGATATTGGAAATTTAGGATTACAGGTATTTGCAGCTCCAGAAGGTATGACCGGACAGGCACAGATCCAGGTCAGAGCACGTGAAATTGATTTTGTAACGAGTTTTGGAAAGAATATTCAGGATTTGTTGGATGTTCTTGGGATTACACGGATGATTCGCAAAGCAAATGGAACAGTTTTGAAAACAAAGACTGTGAAAGGTGAGTTAAAATCTGGAGATGTTGGAGAGGGAGAAGAGATTCCATTATCTCAGTATACTGTGGAGGAAACACCGTTCGATACAATCAAAATTGAAAAATACAGAAAAGCTGTATCTATCGAAGCGATTGCGGAGAAAGGGTATGATGCTGCGGTGCAGTCTACGGATGAGGAGTTTAAATCAGATCTACAGAATAAAGTCAAAGAAAAGTTGTATGCTCAGTTAAAGGCCGGGTCACTTGTAGGGCATGAAACTACATGGCAGATGGCGATCGCAATGTCCATTGGAAAGGTGAAAGAAAAATTTGAGAGCATGAACAGAACAGCTACAGGGATTGCAGTATGGGTGAATACTTTGGATGTTTATAGATATGTCGGAGCAGCCGATATCACATTGCAGACTTCGTTTGGAATGTCGTACATTAAAAACTTCCTTGGTGCAGATGTCGTATTTGTAACATCAGAAATTCCAGAAAAAACAGTAATTGCAACCCCACTAAACAATATGATCGCATACTATGTGGATCCAGCAGATTCCGAGTTTGTAAAAGCCGGACTGTCATATACTACGGATTCAGCAACTGGGTTCATCGGATTTCATGCTCAGGGAACTTATGAAAGAGCGATTTCAGATATGTTTGCAATTATGGGGCTTCGTATTTTTTGCGAGTATATGGATGCCATTGCATATATGTCGGTAGGCGGTGAAAATACACAGAAACTTGGGGAACTAAAAGTAGCATCTGTGAAGGGTTCTGAAAATGGAAAGACTCTTCCATCTGTAGATAAGCAATTGTCATCTATGAATAACTGCTGGAAGTATAAAGTGAAAGCCGGGAGCGCGGAAGCAGTAACTTATGGAATGGATGTGAAAACATGGAAGAAATGGGACGGAGTTTCTGAAATTGATGGAACAAATGGAGAGCATCTGACAATTGTGGAAGCAGATCCTGGGTTTAAAGCTGTTGCAAAAGGCAGTGCAGTGATCGTGTCTCAATAAATGAGGTGATGAGATGTTAGACGACTTGAAAATCCTTTTGGGGATTGACAGTTCTGACAGGGATTCTGATGAAAAGCTTTTGTTGATTCTGGAATCTGTAAAAAATCGACTAAAACTGCTTCTTGGCGGTATGGAAGTACCGCCGAGTATGCAGCATATTGTCACAGATGTAGCGGTGATCCGTTTTAATCGTATTGGGTCAGAGGGAATGTCAACCCATACTGTAGCGGGAGAGAGCACATCCTATTTAGAAAATGACTTTGCTCCCTATATGGAGGAGATACAGGCGTATCTTGATTCCATAGGCGGGATTAAGAAAGGAAGGATTCAGTTTTTATGAGATATGATAAACCTGTATTCTTTCAAACGGTAGTACAAGGAGTGTATAATCCTACAACGGGAGATTATGCGGAAGATTATACAACCGAAACAAAACGGTATGGGTGTGTTTCTGATACTGGTACAGAAACGATGAATTTAGTTTACGGTGAGATTAAGCAAGGGAGTTTGACCATCCAACTACAGACGCACTATACGGAGCTATTTCACAGGATCCGTGTTGGAAGGAAGCTGTACAGAGTGGATTTTGAACGAAAACTGCGAACGAAGCATGTGTTTGTAGTATCGGAGGTGCAGTGATGGCTACAGTAAAATTTGAAGGAATTGCAAAGTTGAATAAAGGCTTAAGAAAGCGAATGGATATGAGTGCGGTCAAGACGGTCGTGAAAAAGAATGGTTCTGATATGCAAAGAAAAGCGCAGAGGAACGCACCGGTTGATACTGGAACTTTGAAAAGAAGTATCGGAATAGAAGTATCTGACGGCGGAATGACTGCTACAGTAGAGCCCACAGCAGAGTACGCGCCTTATGTGGAGTTTGGAACCCGCTTTATGGAAGCGCAGCCATATTTGAACCCTGCATTTGAGGAACAGAAGAAACAGTTTGAAAAAGATTTGCAAAAGCTTGTGAGGTGATATATGGATCCACAGCAAGAGTTATTTACAAAATTACTTACAGAAATCAAATCATTAGGATATGACGTATACGATGGCTTTTTGCCGCCGGATGGTACGCCATATCCTTTTGTTTATCTCGCAGACAGCCAATTGATCGATGATGCGAATAAGACCGCTGTGTTTGGCAGTGTCCATCAGACAATCCATGTTTGGCACAACAATCCAAGACAGAGAGGAACGGTATCAAAAATGCTGTTGGCGATCAAAACCACATGCAGAAGACTGGATCATACCGAAAATTTTGCATGGGATGTCCGGAATGTAAATCAGAGGATTCTTCCGGACACAACAACAAAGCAGCCTCTTTTACACGGGTTGCTGGAAATAGAATTTAGTTTTAGTTAGAGAGGAGAAACGTATGTTTAAAACAGGATTACAGTTATTCGCAGAGGCGGTAGCTGGTAAAAAAATTGTGTATTTATACCGCCTTGCTAAAAATGCTTCGCAAGAAGCGGGAAAAAATCTTGCATTCACAACAGAAAATGGAAGAACAAAAAGCAAGGACGCAGATTCCACTGCCACAAAGGACGGAGCCATCCGTACACCCGGGGCTGCGGAAACAGAAATCACGGCCACTGCTATCCTTGCGAAGAAAGATAAGTTAATCTCTGAGTTAGAGGACGCAATGGATTCGGATGAGTTGCTTGAAATCTGGGAAGCAAACCTTGAGGATCCGGCAGAACCTGGTCAGAATAAGTTTAAGGGTATGTATTTCCAGGGATATCTCACGGAATTTGAGATCACATCCTCGGCAGATGAAAATGTAGAGGTGTCTCTTACTTTTGGTGTTAACGGCTCCGGAAAACGAGGGGATGTTACTGTGACTGCACAGCAGCAGGAAATAGCAGCTTATGCGTTTAAGGATACGACACAGGAATCGTAAACCCCTCTGGTGATACTGCCTTGATTAGTAGAGGGAGAATTTGTAAGGCGAAAAACGGATGATTATGTACATAGGGGGCGGTAAAACCGCTCTCTTTTAATGGAGGTAAAAAATATGATGGAATTAACAATTAACGGACAGGTGTACCAGTTTAAATTCGGAATGGGATTTTTGAGAGAAATCAACAAGCAGACAAATATGCCTGTGGATGGATTGCCGGGAGTAAAAAAAGACGTAGGATTCCGGTATGCGCTGATGAACTTAATAAATGGTGATCCGGATGCATTGGTAAACATTCTTGATGTTGCGAATAAAGGGCAGAATCCGAGAGTGACAAGAGACCTTTTGGATGAGTATATCGACGATGAGGACACAGATATTGATGAGCTTACAGAAACAGTAATGGGTTTCTTGAAGAGTGTCAATGCTACGAAAAAAGCTACAAAAGAGATTGTGGACGCTGTGGAGAAAGAGAAACAGAGAATGGAAGAGGAAGAAGCGAAGAAGAGAGAGCTGATGATGTAGATTTTGAAGAATCCTACAGAGAGGTGGCGTTGAATTGTTTCCGATATCTTGGCTTTAAGAGCTTTGAAGAAGTAGATAGGTTGACAATTCCAGAATACTCCCTGCTCATGGAGGCTGTGCAGCTAAGAGAAGTAGACAGGGACTATCGAAATCATCTGCAAGCGTTCCTAAATTTTGCTGTGAAAGCAGAGAAAAAGGTCGGAAAGAATAAGACTAAACCAGTTTATCAGAGATTCAGAAAGTTTTTTGATTACGAAAAAGAAGTAGATCGTGTGAAGAATCGCAAGAAGAAAAACGAAAGATTAGACATAATCGGCAGAATGATGAAAGGAGAGTGATGACATGGCAGAAAGTTTTTCCGTGAAGGCAATATTGTCTGCGCAGGATTCAGGGTTTAAGTCCGTTTTTAATTCCGCAATAAAGTCAGCGAATAATTTGAAAAGTACGCTCATGGGCGGTATTGGGTTCGGAGCAATGATGGCCATTGGACAAAAAGCTGTATCTGCTGTGTCAGGAAGTCTTTCAGGACTAACCAAGGAAACAATCAATACATCGGATGCAATGCAAAAGCTCCAACAGGCTATGAGATTTAGCGGATATGCGGAAGAAGAGATTCAGAGAATTGCGGGTGCAACGGGAACACTGAAAACTTATGCAGATAAAACTGTATTTTCTTTGCAGGATGTAATGTCAACTTTCGGATCGCTATCAGCAAACGGCGTAAAGGATGCTGAAAAATTGACAGAAGCGGTTGGAAATGCAGTTGCTGTATTCGGTGGAGGTGCTCAGGAATTTAGCAGTGTTGCTCTTGCGTTTTCGCAGGCTATGGCATCTGGTGCGTTACATGCGCAGGATTGGAATCAGATTGTCAACGCAAGTCCGCAGCTTGCAGGTGGATTGAGAAAAGAATTGATTAAATTAAATCCTGTTTTGGGTGAAGATTTCAAAAAGGCTATGGAAGATGGAGCAATTACAGCAGATCTACTTGGTCAGGCAATGAACAATATCGGTATGACGGATATGGCAAGGGAAGCGGCACAATCAGTTACAACATTTGAAGGCGCAATGGGAAACCTTGAAGCGACAGTTACAAGTGGAATGCAGTCTATTTATGATTCTTTCGTTAAAGGAAAGGCTGTTGATGCGATCAATCAATTTAACGAAAAAGTAGAGGGCGCATTTTCCAGATTGCAGACGTGGATTCCTGCAACACTGGTTCGGATCAAGCCATACTGGGATATTTTAAAGCGAGAATCTGCACAAGTGTCGAGCGCTTTCGGTGATGCGTTTGGCGCGATCCGTGATGAACTGGGAAAATTGATCCCAGCATTTGGATCTGTTGAAAGTGTGAATGGATTCCGAGATGCAATTCAAGGTGCCGGAGATGCGCTCCAAGCATTTGCAGGATTTTTGGAAGAACATGCAGATATTATTGCAAGAGTGATTACCGAACTTCCGAAGTTGATCGTTGGATACAAGGGATTCAAGATTGTAAAACCTTTCATTCCGGTTGTGGCTGGATTTACAGGTGCGATTTTAAGGCTTGCAGGAGCGGGAGTAAGTAAAATTGCCGGGAAATTATTTGGAATATCAAAAGGGCAGGAAGCAGTTGGAAAAAGTAGCGCATCAAGTTCTAAGAAAATGATGGCATCGGCGAAGTCGTTTATGATGCTGGGTGCAGGTGTGGCTCTGATTAGCGGTGGATTTTTCCTGCTTGCTCAAGGAGCAAAAGCAGTAGCAGATTCGGGTCCGTTGGCCGTTGCTGTTTTAGTCGGTATGGTCGGCGCCGTAATTGGATTAACAGTAGGAATGGTGAAAATGCTGTCTACAATGTCTGGAGGCACAAAGAAGCTTTCCGCAATGTCAACTGCAATGATGGCACTCGGAGGCAGTATCTTGTTGATGAGTGCGGCGTTTTGGGTATTGTCAAATGCGGCACTCCAAGTAGCAAATGCGGGACCTCTCGCAATTGGTGTTTTAATTGGAATGGTTGTTGCAATAGCGGGTCTGCTCGTGGTTGCAAAAATGGTGGCGCCGGCTTTAACTGCTGGAGCGGTTGGGTTTGTAGCGTTTGGAGCTGCAGTTGTCCTGGCGGCAGCCGGAATTGCTATATTAACCATGTCTGCAATTTCTCTTGCGAATGCAGGTCCACTTGCAATCGCAGTGATGTTCGGTTTGATCGTAGCAATTGGTGGCTTGATGGTTGTAGCGGCTGCGGTGGCTCCTGTCCTTACGGCCGGGGCAGTTGGCTTGATTGCATTCGGTGCGGCTGCGGCACTTGTTGGAGCAGCAGTATTGCTTGCAAGTACAGGTCTTGCGATTGTGGCGAATGTACTTCCGATTGTTGCTGAGTATGGATTGCAGGCATCTGTAGAAATTGGGGCGTTAGGTGCTGCAATGACGGTATTTGGAGCTGGTGTGATTGTAGCTGGGGCAGGTTGTGCCGTCCTTGCGGTTGGATTGCTTGCCGTAGCCGTTGCGGTGCTTGGAGTCACGGTCGGAGTAGTTGCATTTGGAGTTGCAATTGCGGCGGCGTGTGTTGGAGTACTGGCAATGGCAGCAGCATTATTGGCGGTAAATTCCAGCATGAAATCCATTGCAAAGAACGCAAAGACAGCGCAGAAATCCATTACAAGCATGAAAGATTCTGTAAGTATCGTAAACGATGGGCTGGATGCGCTTGGTAACAAGGCAAAAAGCGCGGTGAAATCTATTGTAAGTGCATTTGATAGCGGTGCAGGAAAAGCGAGAAGCTCTGGACAGAAACTTGGGGACAGTGCAAAAGAGGGTGTGCAAAACGGGCTCCAACCAACACAGGCAGTCGCAACCAAAACTGTATCTGCAGTATTATCATCCCTGGCTTCCGGTGCAAGCGGCGCATACAGTAGCGGATACAACATAGGGTTAGGCTTTGCGAATGGTATGTCGGCAACCTTAGGATATATCAGATCAGTTGCGGCGCAAATGGCTGCGGCTGCAGATGCTGCAGTCAGGGCAAAAGCAAAAATCCACAGTCCGTCAAGAGTATTTGCGGGGCTGGGCGCCTATGTAGGAGAGGGATTTGCGCTTGGAATTGAGTCGATGTCCAGAAAGGTTGCAGAAGCTACGCAGAACATTGTGGAGATCCCAACATTATCCACAGACATGAGAATGCGAGCTTCAGGTGCTTTGGATTCTGAACTTTCCGGTGATTATTCTTATAACCGGAATACTACATACACAATCGTTGTTCCAGTTGAGTACAACGGAAGAGAAGCAGCACGAGTTACGGCAGAATTTACGCAGAAAGAGCTGGAGAGTCGAGAGAGTATGAGGATGAGACTGAAAGGAGAACGAAGTCATGTATGATTTTATAGACACGGGTGAGGTTGGGAGTGAAAACTCCCTGCCAAGTGAGGCCCTGCAGATTGATGGAGAATACATCGAAAATCTAATTGACGGGTATAGAACTCTGTATGTGAGTGGACGTGAACTTTTGGAGTCTGAAATTACAGATAGGGAAATCGATGGAATTAGCGGGTCTGAATATCTGGAAAGCCGCAACATTACAAGAAACATTACGGTTGGATATCAATTGCTTTGCAAGACCACAAGGGAGTTTCGCGATAAGTTTAATAAGCTTTCCAGTATTTTAAGTAAGGAGCAAGTTAAGCTGATTTTTGCAGATGAGCCGGATAAATATTTTATCGGAACAAAATCGAGTGTTGGCGATGTGGAACCGGGAAGAATGAATGTGAAAGGTGAATTTACTTTCTATTGCTGCGACCCGTGCAAGTATTCTTCCGCCGAAAAGCAGTTTCCCGGTGTACAGCAAGACGGATACCAGACCATTACCATCCAAAACAACGGCACCGAATGGGCAGATGTGGACTACGAGATTACCCATAAGCACGAGAACGGCTTTATCGGGCTGGTCAGCCAGTACGGAACGATCCAGCTTGGAAAAGTAGAGGAAACAGACGTGGAGGACTACGAAGCATCAGAAATCCTCATCAGTGATAAGTTTTCCCCAAGTATCAGCGGTTGGGTCTTAAACAACGCTACCACCGTCCATGTTGTAAGCGAGCACAAGCAGACTGGAAACCTTGCGATCACCAATGGAACTGGAGGTTATGCCCTGCGAGTCACAGATTATGGAGCAGGAGAACAGTGGCACGGTCCGAGTTGGACAAAGCAAGCACCAAGGGACAGCAATACGCACAGTGGAGCCAAGAACTGTACGCTGTCCTGGCATCATTACTTTACGACATCGACATACAACAACCGAGGTGTCATACAATTTTTGATGACGGACAGAAATAAGCGCAATGTGGCTGCGATGACATTTTTTAAAAATGAGCTTGGGAATAATAAAGGGTATGCAGAGTTTTTTGTAAACGGAATTAACAAAGGAAAGATTGAGTTTGACTGTAGCTGGAACAATCCGAGAACCGGGCAGAACGCAGGAAAATCCAGCATCTCCAAGTTTGGGGATCAATTTGAGTTTAATGTCAATGGAGAAGTGAGGTCATTTACGGTGCCGGAAATGAAAGACATTGAGGTGACCGAGATCAGCATCTTTATTGGTGTCTGGGGATCCGGGGAAGGAATCGGGGAAAATCACGTATACTCTGTAGAATTTACCAGTCACAGCGTGGATGCACAAAGGGACGTTCCAAACCGGTTTCAAGCCGGGAGTGTGGTACAGATTGACGGAGAAAGCACGAAAGTCTATGTAGATGGTGTGGCATCCGCAGGACATGAGGCAACCGGAACGGATTATTTTAAGGTGCCGCCCGGGACTACGGAAGTCCAGTTTTATTACTCGGATTTTAGCAGCCCTCCTCCAACGATCAGAGCGAAAATACGGGAGGCATATCTGTAATGGAACACGTAAGAATTGGGATCCTGAGTACAGGAGACAAGCCATTGGCTTATATGGATAACAATCACCGAAAGTCTATGCACTACTGGGGCGACGAACTGCATGAGTATTTACAGGGGGCGGCGAATACTTTCACCTTTACAGTAGACGCAAAGCATCCAGATTCCGTGCACATCACAGCCGGAAATAAGATTGCTTTTGTTGCAAAGGGTAAACACTACTACTTAAATATCATCCGTACAGAGCGTACAGAACAGACGGTGACAGCAGAAGCATGGTCTCTGTCCTTTGAATTGATTAACGAGGATGCCGGGGCGTATAAAGCAGAGAACGCCATGAGCTTTGAGGAATACTTGAATGTATTCGACCCGGAGCATTCCGTGAGATTGGGACTGAATGAGGTATCCGATAAACGGATCACAAACGAATGGACAGGCACCACATCCATCTTAAAACGGTTATTTTCCCTTGCTAATGTATTTTCTGCGGAAGTGGAGTTTGAAACTGTTTTAAATAAAGACTACTCCCTAAAAGAGATTGTCTTAAACGTATACCGGGAGCAGAGCGACAAGGATAGCGGAATCGGAACATTCCGAAATGATGTTGTTCTGCGGTACGGGAAAAGGATCACCGGAATCCGAAAGACCACAGATGCCGAGAACCTGTACACCTGCATCATCCCAACTGGGAAAGACGGGCTTACAATTTCCGGTCTGGATAAAAAAGAATACGATGCAAGCGGACGTTTGGAATACTTTACGGATGGTACGATCATTCGGGCACCACAGGCAAGAGACCGATTTCCGTCCAATGTGGTTAATAAGGATGACGCCTATATCGCAATGCGAAAAGAGTATGACACGGACAATCAAGAGAAACTTTACAGTATGGCTCTGTCTGACCTCAAGACCGCATCCGAACCGGTAGTAACCTACGAGGTGGAAGGATATTTTGATACAAACATCGGGGACACCGTAAGGATGCAGGATCAGGAATGGAACCCGACCCTGCACCTACAAGCAAGAGTATCCGAGCAAGTCCGTAGCTTTACAAATCCAACAGTTGCAAAGACCGTATTCACCAACTACAAAGAGTTGATGTCTGAGATTTCGGATGATCTGCTAGATAAGATGCAGGATCTAATCAACAAGACCAAGGTCTACACCTGTTCGATCGCTACAAATAACGGCACCATCTTTAAAAATGGCGTTGGAAGCACAACTCTGACCGCCTATGCTTACAACAACGGCGTGGATGTGTCTGGAAATCTGGAAATCCGATGGAGCAAAGACGGGCAGGAGTTTTATGTAGGCAGGAGCGTGACGGTAAATGCCGAGGATGTGGAGAATAAGGCAGTGTATTCCTTTGTTGCCTTTGAACATGGAATCAGAAGGGGATATTACGAGGTTACAATGACAAATGTTATGGACGGGGAGGATGGAAAGCCTGGACAAGACGGAATACCCGGAGCAGATGGAGCTGACGGGAAAACCACCTATTTCCATGTGAAATATAGTTCCGTCCAGAATCCAACATCCTCGTCACAAATGACAGAGACTCCGAGCAAATACATTGGAACTTATGTAGACTTTACGGCGCAGGACAGCACTAACCCAAGTGACTATACTTGGTCGCAGTTCCAAGGAGATCCGGGGGAAAACGGAATCCCGGGAACCAACGGACAGGATGGAAGGACATCGTACTTACACATTGCCTATGCGAACAGCTCAGACGGGTATACGGACTTTTCAACTACAAACAGTACAGGAAAGAAATATATGGGACAATACGTGGATTATACGGAGAGAGACAGCGAGAATCCACATATGTATAAGTGGTCGAAAATCAAAGGGGAAGACGGTCAAGACGGTACAGACGGACAGGACGGTCAAGATGGTGTAGGAATCGACAGGATCGAAAAGTACTACCTCGCATCGGAAAGAAGTACTGGAATTACAACATCAACTCGCGGATGGACTACCACCATGCAGTCTATGACAGAAACGAAGAAATACCTGTGGAGTTATGACAAGATCTACTACACCAACGGAAAGACAACAAACACAACCCCTGTGATTATCGGGGTGCATGGACAGAACGGAAATGACGGAACATCCGGCATCATCGTATCTCCGACAGCACCGGAACATCCAAAAGTAGGACAACTCTGGCAGACAGCAAGCGGGGAGCCTATCAAGAGATGGGATGGAAGTCGTTGGGTGCTGCATTACGTATCCGTAGAGAATCTGGATGTGCAGACATTGAGTTCCATCACTGCAAATCTTGGCACTATTGTAGCCGGAATTATTAAAAATAATAGCTCGGAAAACCCTCTTATTTTTGATGTGGAAAACGGATTTCTCGAGGTTAAAAATGATACAGGATGGTTGGCCAGACTTGCAACGGGTATCCTTTGGCTGGAAGGGAAAGACAGTGGTACAAATTCACAGAGACTGAGTGTGACGAATGGCGGATTGTCTTACAGGCAGCCGGATCATAATATCGGGATTGACATGATTTTTAGAGACAAGGATTGCATCTTGGCTCCGACAGCAGAATACGAAGTCCCAATTATAAAGACCTTTCAGGAGCTTACACAGGTATTAGAGTACGATACGGGCGAAGTTTTCGCGCCTTATTCCGGATTAAACCCACGTAACCGGACAAGGCTGTATTTTACTAAAATTGGTCGTATCGTCCATTGCAAAATTGAGATGGTGGCACAGTTCCCCAGTTCTGGAAATTACACAGTGGAAGAAATTACAATCCCGGAGGAGTACCGCCCGATGCATGGAGAGTATGCATCCTTTTCGGAAGTATCCGGCGTAAGCATATTGGGGAGTGGAAGATTTATCGTGCATGAAAAAGTATCACTGCATGTAGACAATCCGGGGTTTGCTGAACGGATTGCGTGTTTGACGTGGATATCGGCAAGTTAGGAGTGAGGATAGGAAAATGAAGGATGTAATCACAGCCGCCTTTAATGACGGTGAAGAATATAAGAGAGTTCCGGGGCTTTGGCAGTGGGATCGTGGTCAGATGCTGAAAGTCTGTGGGCTGGATCCACCAGACAAAACGATGGAAGTTCATTTCGCGATTGCAGGGAGCGAAACAGCAAAAACGGTGATCGGAGAAGTGAAAGAAAATCACATTCTGGCAAAAATACCAGATACTTTGCTGAAAAACGGGAGGAATATCTGGGCGTTTTTGTATTTGGCAGACACAAAATCTGGTCAGACTATCCGACAGATTGAATGTGTAGTAAATAAGCGTCCGAAGCCGGAAGATTATGAAGAACCAGAAGAGGAACACATTCTGGAAGAACTATTAGAACAACTAAATAAAAAAGGAGACAGGCTGCAGCTGGAGGAAAACCGGATGCAGCTTTTTTCCGGGGAGAATCTACTCAGTGAAGTGGAACTGCCGGAAGGCGGGGGAGGCGGAACTGTGGAGATAGAGTCGATCACCAATCCGGAGATTGACGAGATTATGAAAGGAGCAGAATAGACATGCCAAGAAAGAAAGCAACAAAAGCAGCAGTGCTCGCTGCAGGAAAGAAGTACCTGGATCAGGATGGACTTGCACACCTGGTACAGAAAAATGATGCAAGATACGTAAGAAAGGAGGATGGGAAAGGCTTGTCCAGTAATGATTTTTCGGATGAGTACAAAAAGAAGATTGACGATCTTGCTTACACGAAGATTGCGGTCAATACCCTGACTGCCACAAACAGCAG